ACGTTGGGGGAAGACTAATTTCCTAAAGATCGTAGCGTGTGATCTTGCGGCGAAGGGTGCCCAAGTTGGATGGTTCGTCCCCAACTATCGCTATGCGTCGGAAGCGTACAGCGAAACCGAGGTTACGCTAGAACCCGCCGTTCGAAGTTCATCTCGCAATTTGGGCATCATTCATACCTCTACAGGTGGTCGTATAGAACTGTGGACTCTAGAAGATGAAAAAGCAGGACGATCCCGCCGTTACCATCTCGTTATCATCGACGAAGCCGCGTTTACCAAGCCCAATGCGATCTCGATATGGGAAAAAGCAATCCGTCCTACCTTACTTGATTATAGAGGAGCCGCCATCGTTGCATCTAACACTAATGGCATCAACGAGGATAATCTTTTCTGGCGCATCTGCAATCTGCCAGAGTACGGATTCAAAGAATATCACGCACCGTCACATAACAATCCTTTCCTCCCAGCCGATGAGCTCGCGCGACTTGAGCGCGACAACCACCCGTTAGTCTATGCCCAAGAATACCTCGCAGAATTTGTTGATTGGTCAGGAGAAGCATTTTTCAGTCTTAATAACATGTTGACAGAGGGTAGACCTGAACCCTTTCCGTCCCGGTGTCTCTATGTTTTTGCCACCATGGATACTGCTGTCAAAACTGGAAAAGAGAATGATGGAACTGGAGTTATTTATTGGGCTTTCGAAAGGCTTGGCGAAGAAAAGTGGCTTAAGATTATTGACTACGAATACTTGCAGATTGAAGGGTCGTTGCTTGAAACTTGGCTCCCGGTGGTTTATGCAAATCTTGAGGAGTATGCCAAGAAATGTGGTTCCAGGCTAGGACACCGAGGGTGCTTTATCGAAGACAAAGCCAGTGGGTCAATCCTGCTACAACAAGCACGTCGCCGAATGCTCCAGGCAAGCGAGATGCCGCAAAAGCTCACCCAACTCGGCAAGGCGGAAAGAGCCATCAACGTAAGTGGGTACGTATTCCGGGGAATGGTCAAGATTCTTGAAACCGCGTATGATCGCGTTCTTACTTATAAGCAAGTCACAAAGAATCATTTTCTTGGTCAAGTGCTTGGATTTCGGGTGGGTGATACAGAAGATCGACAAGATGATTTGTTAGATGCCTTCACTTATGGAGTTGCGATCAGCCTTGGAGATTGGGAGGGATACTAATGGCACGTGCACCTCGTCACGAAGTTGAAGTCGAAACTGAAAGTCAGCCAGAAAAACCAGAACAACTTCTTCATGGAGTTAAGGCCATTACTTCTGCTTTGGTAGGAACTGTCCTTGATGCTGGTCCTGCTAACGTTACTCAACTTCTTTTTACGGGTTCTCCAACCTCGTATGAGGTTCCACAATTTGATCCAAATACAGGACTTCCAATAACAGCTTATTTTACTTTGACTGATGTAGTGGTTGGTCAACCTCCTCGTGTACTCTATAATGTCCATGCAGGAGTTAATGGATCTCATTCACCACATGCTACTCACAAAATGTCTGGTTACAATATTCCTTTCTCTGGTAATCTTACTCTTCAATCATGTCCTGTTGGTTCAACTTGGTCTTTGACAACAGCATGAGGATGTTATGACAGTTCTTTCTATTACTACTGCGAGTATTGGTACGAAACTCGCCACGCTTACGGATACCAAGATTACTGGTCTTACGATAACTCAGCCAACAGCAGTATCTGATTCGACTACTCCATTAACCTTGGTTGATGCAGCAGCGGCTCCTACTGCGACTTCTCTACCACCCCATGTTCTTTATTCTGCTCTTCTTGGAGTATTGACATTTTTATTTGGAATTAAGCCAAATGCTCCTACCTTGGCTCCAGGATTAACTCCTCCAACTTGGCCAATGAGTTTAGTCACCGGTAATATTCCATTTACTAATGGAGTCTTTGTGCAGAATTGTCCTGCTGGTGTGACTTTCTCATTGACAACATCACCATGACAATTCCTAGTGGAACAGTAGACACTAATACAGGAAATGCTTTACAGGAAATGCTGGTGGCTCCAGATATTATTCCTGGGGACATTGTTTCTTATCAAACTTGCAAAGAGATTTATCTTTATCATCCACTTGGCGCTCGTATAACTGAGGGACCGGTAAGTCTCGCATTATCTCAGAAGCGAGATATCAAAGTTCCGAATAGCCCTGGCGAACGTTGCGTGGATGCCTTCAATGAGGAATGGAAACTTATTGGGGGTGATTTTCTTGTTCACAATTTACTTACTCTTAGTCGCATTTATGGCGTGGCTTCTATCGCCCTTTTGATCGATGGGGTGAAAAGCAATGAACCGCTTGATTATTGGGATCTGCCTGATCTTAATGTTAGTTTCAATGTATTGGATCCCCTTAACACGGCTGGAAGCCTTGTTTTGAATCAAAACCCCAATGCAATGGATTTTTTGAAGTATACACAGATTGCTATTAGTGGAATTGCCTACCATCCATCACGTAGCGTAACGGTGACGAATGAAAAGCCTATTTATCTGGGCTATACTACCTCTGCTTTTGGCTATGTTGGGCGCTCAGCTTATCAGCGTGCATTTTTTCCATTGAAATCTTACATCAAAAGTTTGATTGCGGATGATTTGGTTGAAACTAAGGTCGGTGTTCTCGTTGCGAAGACGAAACAACCCGGTAATTTCGTTGATAATATTATGTCTTGGGCGATGGCTTTCAAAAGAGCCATTGTAAAAGAGGCAGAAACTGGAAATGTGATCAATATTACACCAGATGAGGACATTGAATCTCTAAATATGCAGAATTTGGAAGGTCCGCATGTCCTTGCACGTCGAAATATCTTAGAAAATATCGCAAATTCTGTTGATATGCCGGTAAAACTCCTCACCCAAGAGTCCTTTGCCGAGGGGTTTGGGGAAGGTTCGGAGGATGCGAAGGCGGTGGCGCGCTATATGGATCGCTTGCGGGAAACCATGGATCCGGTGTACCGATTTCTCGATCGTATAGTCATGCACCGAGCTTGGACTCCAGCCTTCTTTAATGGTTTGAGGAAAGATTTTCCAGAAAAATATGATGCAACAACCTATCGTCAGGCGTTTTATGATTGGGCAAATAGCTTTCAAGCTCTTTGGCCTTCATATTTGCGTGAACCTGATCATGAGCAGATTAAGGTTGATGATACTAAGATGAAAGCAGCGATCTCAATTTATCAAATTTTGGAGTTTTCATTCGATCCAGAGAACAAAGCACGATTAATTCAGTGGATAGCAGATGCAATTACGAATAATAAGCTTCTTTATTCCAGTCCATTGAGCCTTGATTATAAGAAATTGCTAACACAATTGAAAAAAGATCAGAAAATGAAAGATGAACAGCAACAAATGGGCATGGAACCAGAGGATCCTCGACCCGAAATTCCGAAAGTTAAGATGGCAAGAGCAGATTCTGCTGTAGTTCACCTCTTAGAACATATTTCCAATGCCACTAAGCAGTGAAATTGCGAAATCTTTGACTTATTTACGAAAAAGGTACAAGGTTTCAGAGTCTGATCTGGTTGCTTTAGCGAAAAAACTGCAAAAATCAGAAGAAAATGAGGAAAGTTGGGAACAGATCACAAGAAATTATATAAAACAAAGGAAAAGTCGGTCAAGAGGTAGATCATGAGATGGTTGTTGGCAATTTTCTTCTTATTTTTGTTGATTACTCCAATAAAAGCTCAAGTTGGGGTCTGTAGTCAATGGTCTTTTGGTGAAACTACTGCGGTTACTCCAATTACACAGATTGTTCCTGCTATTTCTAATGCAAGTGTTCATATATGTGGGCTTGTTTTCTTTGCAACTAGTGCTAATGCTGATATCACGCTCTATAGTGGTACTGGTACGAATTGTGCTACAAATCAACAGGCATTAACTCCGACTCTTACTGTTGGTCCTAATGGTCCATTGGTGCTTTTTAATCAAAGTCCTATTATGAAGACTGATCCAGGAACCGCGTTGTGTGGTTCATATGACTCGAAGAATACTGGAACATTAGATTGGATGATCTTTTGGGCACAGTACTGAGGTTAATTCCATGCCACTAAAAGAAGGTAAATCACAGGAGGTAGTTAGTAAGAATATTAGCGAATTGCGACATAGTGGATATCCGCAAGAACAAGCAATCGCAATAGCAATGCGAAAAGCTGGAAAACCTAAGCCTGATGATGCTCATATTACATCACACCCTGGAAAAGACATAAAACCTGATGATAATTTGCATTTAGGATTTACCAAAGGTACTTCAGAACCTGTTAAAAAATTAACGAGTGCAATTGATTCTCTTGTTGCACGAATGGATGCTTTTGAGAAACGTAGGGCAATGCGAAAACCTACAAAGGTGAAGCCACGTACGAAAGATAACATGCAACCGTCGATGCCTCACCCTAAGGAGCCAAATGGTTGATGAATGACGGTAGCAGCAGGAATTCTTTTCAAGTCACCTAATGGAAATGTCTTGTTCTGTCGCCGTACGGATGGATTGGGATGGGCTTTCCCTGGTGGTGTCCAGAAATCTGGTGAAACGATAGAATCCTGTGCAATTCGGGAATGTTTGGAAGAAACTGGTTATCTTACTGGACACGCAGGGCGGTTGCTTACTCGCCGCATTAGTGGTGATGTGGATTTCACTACTTTTATTTATGATTGTGATGATGAATTTGTCCCTAAATTAAATCATGAGCATGATGCCCATGTTTGGTTAAATCCAGACCACGCACATAGTTTGAATTTACACCCTGGTTGTCACATTGCTTTACGCAAGATGAAAGGGATGAATGAATTAGAACTTGCAGAAGCTATTAGGGATGGTGAATTAGTTTCTCCGCAATATATTGAAAATGTAATGTTGGTTGATATGAGGATTAGTGGGACGGGATTTAGCTATAGGCCAAAACTCAAT